GTATTTCTAAATATTTCATAATACGACATTACTTTGTTAGTTCCTGTTCTTTCTATTACATACTTTGTACCGTCTACTTCTAAATCTATAGAGCACGAGAACTTAGATTTTTTACTATTTAATACAGCTTTTCCTGATGTTGTTCTAGAACATTTGCCAAACAAACAAAACATAAGCGAATCAAATATAGCAGATTTACCAGCGTGATTAGGTGCAAATATTCCTACTACGTCTTTAATGTTACTAAAGTTTATTTCGTTGTCTTCTCCGTAATTAAACATATTAGAAAACTTAAACATGCTAGGTTTCCAAGATATATCTGTTGCCTTATCTTCTACTAACAATTTTCTATTTAATGTATTATTTATATTTTTTACTTTTTCTAATATAGTTGGATCTGTTGTAGAAGTTCTAGATACAAAATCTTCTAACAATACATTTTGATAAGTTACATCGGAAACATCTTTAAGTAAATTGTGTTTTATAGCTTGTTTTTCATCGTCTGTTATATTTTTCTTTATAACTAAATCAGATGTAGTACAATGTTTTTTAATTTCTATTATAGCTGCTTGTATTTCTGCCTTAGTACAATTAGCAGTACTTAATCTAACTCTTGGGTATTTAGGTATATCGCTTATATCAGATAATACTCCTGCATTAACTTCTATTGTATAATGTCCATAGTCATTTTTGAAATCTACAAATGTTGCTTTTCTTGTTTTAACATTCCAAATAGCACAACCATGTTTGTCAAAAGATTCTCCGTGATTTTGTTGTAATAAACTTCCTACCTGTAATACTGTTTGTTCTACGTTATAAAATTGTCTTTTATGTATATCGCCAAGCATACCCATATCATATCCATCAAACATAGATAACGGCAAGTTTTCATTTGAAACTTTAAATCCTATATCTGTTAAACTATTGTTTACTGCTCCATGAAATAATGCAACTTTAGTTTCGGCAGAAAAGCTTTTAGCTTTAATAAATGTTTTTGGATCATCGAATATACCAAACACTGTAAAATGCACATCGGCTAATTTATATACACCTGAATCTCTTAAATAATGTAATTGCGGGTGATTCATTGCCTCTACAATAGGAGTTAACGTATCCATTCTACTAGAGTTATTTAGATTAGCGTCGTGATTTCCAGTAATTATAATTGTTTGACGGCGATCTGCTAAGTTCTTTAAAAACTCAGAAGTAAGTTCTATTAATTCAGGAGATATATCTGTTTTATTATGTACAATATCTCCACCTACATATACTATAGAATTTTCAGAAAGCTTATCTACTTCAGCATATAGTTCCTTAAATACTTTTCTATATTCTTTATGACGAGTATAATTCCTGATGTGTATATCAGCAACGTGTAGTATTTTATCTATACTATTGAATCCTATATCTATTGTTTTAAAGTCCAAACTTTATCTCTAATATTTTTGTTAAGCTTAATGGCTCTGTACTATCTATTATATCTCTCATTTTCTCTCTTCCTAGTTCATTCGGATCTTTATCTGAGGGTAATTCTACAAAGTACGTTGGTATGTTTTGCGATATTAAATGTTGAGATAGTTCTACTGCAGCTTCACTAGCATCTTTATCTAATATTATATTTATTCTTTCTGGTTTATTTTTAAGTATTTTATCCTTTAACTGTTTTAACATAAATTTACCAAACAAAGGTATACTGTTTTCTCCTATAGCTATAGCGTCAAATGCTCCTTCACATATATTAATATCTTCTTTCCAATTTATTAACATATCAAATCCAATTACATTTTTAGACGCTTTTGGATTCTTATGTTTAAAGTCAGAATTATAATATGTTCTACCTACAAAGTAATTTAGATCGCCTTCAGAATCATAACTAGGAATTATAATGAATCCTTTATAAGGACCTGATGAACAATATCCTATATTATGCCTTAATATATCTATCTTGCTTAAACCTCTTTTTCTAAGATATTTAGCAGCATTTTTAAATTCAGGATCTCTAAGGGAGCCAGTTATCAGCGGCTGAAATTCTAGGGGTAAACTAAGTTTAAACTCTTTAGATGAACTGTTTAACGCGTTAAAACTAACATCTGGCTTCAACTCATTAGCTTTAATTAAATAATTTTGGGCGGCGTTTACCTTTATAAATAAGTACTTAAATCCTACACCTTTTTTATTACAAACCCAACAATGCCATTGTAAAGTCTTAGTATTAATGCTTAGCTTATGTTTTTTATGATTACAATAAGGACATTTAATTAGAATTTCATTTGTTCTTCTTCTAGTATCATTGTCAAATACATTGTTTATTAAGGTAATAACTTTGTTTTCCATGTATAGTTAATATAACAAATTTTAGCGACATAGAGAAATAATTTAAACATTACTTCACCATATTATTTGTAGAAAATTGAAACAGTAAACGTCTGTTTATTAGATGCACTTCCGGTCATTATATTATTATAATTTAATTATGTTTTTAAACTTATATTTTTTAATTATTTTAATTGATTTATTAATTAAAGTTAGTTAATTAAGTTTTTAACTAAATATAATAAAAAAAAGTGATATATGGAAATTATTTGACGACTTTATTTAATTTATTTATAACTTCTTCCGATAACCTCACATTTGCGAATCGGCGCGGCCCGATACAATCGTTATAATACTCTTCTCTAGCTACTACATGTAATCTATGATGTACATTTTCCTCTAAGTAATTAACTTGTCCTTTTGTTTCACCGAACACGAGTATCTCAAACTTAAATTTATCTTTACCTAACTTGTCTATATCTTTATTAAGAGGTTTAGAAGAACCTGTATATATCTTCCAGTTAGTAGGAGTCTTTACAATCTTTCTTCTTTTCTTACCTGCTACTTTGACTCTGCGAGCAGATTCTAAATATTTTCTACCAATGTATTTTCTATCGTTTTCTTTATTGGTAATCATATAAACAAATCCATGCATATCTTCTGGCGCTTCACTTATTTTCTTTTTCTTGTATATCCAATGGCTGTCCATAAAATTAAGAGTCAAATCTAACGACAAATGTTGTATCATATTTATTTGATTTTTGAATAGGTTGTGCTAGTTTACCAATTGCTAATAATCTAGCGTTTTTATCGTATAAACCTATTGTGGTTACATAAGGAGACCAAGCCGATCCAGAAACAAAATCTTTTAACAAACCACCAGATTCAGGTTTAACTATAGTAGGATTTAAAGTAAATCCAAATTCTTGCTCTTTAACTTGACAAGTATATTCTTGTTCTACTATCTGATGAGAATTTTCAAAAATTAAATCACAATCAGCTAAGAAGTTACTGCGAATACCTTTTGTGTATCTAAAGGAATTTGTACTTGTAAGTGTTATTATGCCATGATTGTAAAATACATTTCCTACTTTGTTGGTTTCGCCTCCAATTTCAGTATCGCACAATATAAATATTAACGGAGCCCCATTAATAACATTAGCTCCTCTATAAATAGAAAATTCTCCAATTGCTCCTTTAAAATTTCTATAATATTCTTTTCTAGGCTTAGGTCTTTTGCTATAATCTCCTTTTTTCTTTTTCTTTTTATATTTGCCTCGCCATTTTAATTTTGCGCCAAGTATCCAAGGATTTTTATTATTTGTATTTCCAACTTGTTTTTGGGTTGATGTAGCGCCCATCTGTAGCGTAACATTTCCTACATTAGCTGTAGCAGTTCTATAATGAAACAAAATATTAGTTCCTACTCTAGCAATGCTTAAGCTTGTAAAACCATCAGCATCTTTAAAAACCGCAGCGCTCGTTGCTGTGTAAACATTTCCTCGGTCATCTTTTACTTTAATTCTATATTTGCCTTTATTAGTATTGTCGTTTGTATTAATATATTGCAAACGAATAGGAAAGCTCTTACTTCCTTTGGACAAAACCTCAGTGTATGCGCTAGCAAACGGAATATCTTTTGAAGGTTGATCTACAGATGCAGAAACCTTTAATATTATCTGCCATTTGTCATCATCATAACCTTCGTTTTTAAAATCAAATTGTGGTCCAGCCTTAACTCTAACTAAACTTTGAGACGTAATTTCGCCTCTAACTTCAGCGTTAGCCGAAGCGACACCATCAAATTCTAATGCCGTACCAAATGCAGTATCTATAGGAGTAAAATTTCTAGCTACAACTTTATTAGCGTAGGCAGAATTGTCGTAAAATCTAACTTTATTGTCTAAAGGTAATTCGTCGTTACCATCAGCCAAAGAATTCATAGAATAAGCGCTTTGTATTTTTACATTTACTTGATTATATAGAGAATTGAAATCTAAGTCTAGTGATTTTGTAGCTTCTGTCAAAGCAGTCTGCGTTACCAATGTAGTATCTATTAGATTACCGAAACCATCGTCTTTTAATATTGTAGATCCAGAAGTTATTATAACAGATTCTTTTACTATTCCGCTGCCCATCATTACTTGAGGGATTGATAGAACTTGAGCAGATTTATGCAAAATTCTAAATTCTTTTTCAAAACCTATATTGTGTTGCGTATTAGCAGGATTCATTGTGTCTGTATAATACATTGCCTGAAGAGAATCGTGTATAGATCTTTTAAACAAACCGTTTGTTGTTCTAGCGTGAGGAGAAATTACGCTTACACTACCGTCTATATCATATAAATCAGGTTCGAATTTACTACCATCGTAAAGAGAGTCGTATGCAAACACAGATAAATCTACGTCTACTTCGACATTGTCAACTATTCTTTTTTGTTCGTAACCAGCTTCGACATAAGTACCTACAGAATTAGATACGTTTACTGTGTAAAGTTTGTGAGCAAAATGAGAAGTTATCTTTTTGTCGCCGCTTTTAAATTTTTTAAAAATGCCTGACATATAAACCTCTTATTAATATTCTAATTTAACTCTGATTAAAGCTTCTCTAGTAAAAGATTTAAGTAATGGTTTACTTAATTTTGCAATAGCTAAAAGTTCGTTTTTATCGTTATACATTCCAACAGTAGTAACATAAACCTTAGGATCTTTAAACATAGTTGCGTGAGCAAATTCTCCATTTGTACCAGTAGTATAACTAGGATTATTAGAGAAATTATAAGAAGAATTTTTAAGTCTTATAAAATAGTGAGTAGAAAAAACGCTTTCAGCAGATCTTCCTTCGAATTTAAAACTAGCACTAGTAAATGTATTTGTTAGATTTTCAAATTGCGTAGCCCCTATTGTAGTATCACCAGTTAAAAAAGGATTTACAGATCCTGTTCCAGAAATATCATATGTTCCAGAATTACACCAACAATAGTTTATTTCATTAGTATTCCTAAATCCTAACACAAAAGGATCTAACATTATAACTCCTAGATCCGGATAAAATAATCCATAAGGTTTTGTAGCACCACCACCACCACCAGCTAAAGAATTTATATCCAAAGTTGCTTTAGTATCACCAGCAGAACCAGATACAACGTTGTATACTGCTCCCATATCACCAAGAGTTGCAGAAGTCATAATACTGTCGTCTGTTAAAGTAATAACAGAACCTGAAGCTAAAGAACCTGTACCTAAAGTAATATTCCATTGTCCTGGATCTATTCTTTCTTTGTATCTAGATCTGTTAACGTTTATAAATATTGAAGCAGTAACAGTACGAGCGTCAGATAATGTAAAAGTTTCTACATCTTTTCCTAAACATAAATTTCTATACTGTCCGTATATAGCTTTAGTAGGAGTAAATCCGTTTGTACTATAAGAAGATAAAGGAGCAGAACCAGAACCATAATAATGACCGTAAGCAACTGCAAATTGAGGTTCTGCAGTAGTATCTACTAACGGATCTGTTCTAAATACTTCTCTATAATATAATCCCGACGCATTAATTTGTGCAGACGAAGTATACAATTCTGTTGCAGAACCTGTGTTACCTATCAATTCACTGTCGTTATTACTCCACATAGCAGCTGTAATAGTATCAGCCATAGCGTTTTCAATTACATCGTCAGAGTTAAGCTTTGTAAATAAAGTAGTTGCTAATTTTTTACTTTTGTTAGCTAAGCTATTGTTACCTCCACCTGCGTTCGCATTAAAATTTTGATTTAATATATCGTCTTCTTGTGCCATAGTTTTTTCTTTTTATTTTATTATATTGTAGTTACTTCTTTTTTAACTGTTACGTTAAGTGAAACAAACCCACCTGTTTCGTTACCTACAATTGTAAGAGTAGTTGTTTTGTCTCCGTTTGGTTGAGGTTTAGCTACAACTTCAAAACTAGTTCCAATTATAGAAACCGAATTTCCAGAAGTATCTACAAAATCGGTAGCTGTTGGAGCCACAGCAGTTTCTATTCTACCACCCGGAGCTACGTTAAGATAAGCCGCATCAGAGTCAGCAAGAATTGCCGTATAACCATATATCTTGTTACCATTAACAAAGTTAGTAGTATTAGGAATAACAGATGCTTTTTCTCCACCAGTATTCAATGTAATATCAGAAACACCTACAGAAACTACTGGCATTCTACTAATATTTTTTGGTAATGAAACAAGTTTATATTTCATTATATAGTTTTCATTAGGTATAGCTTCAACCAATGGTAAAGCTTCAATAGCCTGTCCGTAGTAACTAGAACCTAATTGATGATTAACATCCCATAGATCGTAATTAATTTCGTCATCGCTTAATGCAAATTGTGTAATGTTAAAGTCATCTGACCCTTTTGCTAATAATTCGCGACCTTTTTTAGTCAGGATTGCGTCTACTGTTATAGTAGTTTTATCTAAATATCCCATGTGTGTTTTTCCTCTTAATGTTTTTATTTGTATATAAATATCTTATTTAAAGATAATGAACCATCATTATATTACATAGTTCCACCTGTAGCAGTAAATCCATTTCCACCTACAATTAAGTTAACTGGAGCTACTTCGTTAAATTCTACAACAGGTCCACCATCAGCAGTTGCAGTAAGCGGCATATTAAAATCAGAACCTATTAATTTACAACCTCTATATGCTCTGTTTTCACTTCCTATACTTCTATCGTCTCTGGTTTGAGCAGGTACTTTTGTTTTTCTAACAGGACCAAGTGTAGATTTATATAATATAGATCCTGTTGGCCATCCATTATTATCACCTAGCGAAGCCGTAAAAGATGTAACATTACCATTAGGTACGTTTTGTTGATCACTTAAATAATGATATGCGTATGTAGAGTATTTTCTAGAAACCTTAGTATGATGATAGTATGGAATATTTCCAAAATCGTTGAACGATGGAACAATCTCTCCACTAGGCCTAGTCAATGTAGAACCCGACCTAGCAGATAAATCTATAGAGCTTGATGGAGGATTACCTAAATGCTGCGATCCAGGATTTCCTATATATCCAGCACTTTGAACGTTGACAAGAAAAGCTTCGTTGTTTTCATAACTTGCGCCACCTTGTTGTATATAACTATCAGTTCTAACCACACCTGAACCAGAAGGAGTGAAAGTTATTATTTTCCACTTATATCTAGAACCTTTGTTTCCAAAATCGTAACCTCCATAAGATTTCCTAGTATCTAAAGGAATGTTTAAAAACCCAACAGCTTGATCTGTATTTCCTGTTAAGTAATTCATGTGTACCTGTTGTGGCCCTGAACCTTCCATTCCTGGTGCTAAATTATAATCTATTTTACCATCTTTAATAGGTTTAAAGAAATCTCCCCCAACAGTAGTTAAAGCACTTTTTAAATGAACTCTGCGCAAAGATAAGAATCCAAAAACATCTGTAGATTGTCTAGGAGAGTTTTGATCAGATCTATCTACGTTTATAATTCTTAAAGACGGTATCTTAGGACGATCTAACATATTACCTTTTATAAGTAATCCAACCTGAGCATTTGCTCTAGCAGGTAACATAGTTTCTATTTGCTTAAACATAGTATGATCTAATTGTTTTAGCACATTCATATAATCGAAGAAACTATAAGGTCCTGAATGTTTTTTCCAATAGTGCTGACGCAACGCTCTTAATCCAGCGTAAGATCTTTTTCCAATATCTAAAGGATTACCCATGTAATCATCTATTGCATTTCCGCCTAGATCGCTTGCAATATCGATGTCTATTTCAAAATGAGGAGCAAAATAAACACCTACCTTGTTTAGATCTAAAATAGCAGTATCTTTTCTAAATATTTTGCTAGTAGGACTTAATATAGATGGAGTAACTGCAGGTTCTATTCTAATTTTATCAGCTATTTCTCTAGAGCCTATCGCTCCAGGCATAGCAACAAAATATTTTTCATCTTCGTTTGTCCAATCGGTACCATCCATAGCAAAGTTATCTGGTGTTGCATCCAAATTAGCAATAGGAGTAAGAGTATGATTTGCCGTAGTGTAAACAGAAGGATGCGAAGAAGACATAATAGGTTTAAATGTATTACTTGGAATCCATGATCCAGAAAACTTATTCATATCTGCACCAAAACTATATCTAGAATACAACTGTTCATAAGAACCTGTAGCGTCAAACGATTCTATAGATAGTGGGTTTTTAACATGATTATGAAAATATTCGTTATCTAACCATTTTGTATGTATTGCTGTACTTTCTGGAAACACCCAAGTTCTAAATTCTTGTATAGAACCTGTAAATCTATTTCCTTGATGTAAACCAGAACCTGTCTTACCTCCTAAAAATATTTCCTTGTTAAGAGAATTTTCCCAGTTTTTAGTCCATGTACGAATAGGTACGTTAAGCGAAGACGTATGTGTTATTCTACCTTTGCTATGATCAGCAGACTTAGCTATGTTAATTGTTAAACCTTTTACATCGCGATAAGTAGCTTGACTAGCCATAAAAGTTTTTTGAGGTATATCTCTAGTTATAGAAATATTCCACCAATCGCTGTCATATAATGGCAAATATGTAGAACCAGTCCATATTGCAATAGTATTCCCACCACCACCAGGATTATCCTTTATCCAAAAGTTAACAGTTCCATGATTATAATATCCAGAGTCCAAGTTAGACGCACTAGGGTGAGGTGCAATTTCAACACTCCATTTAGAATCTTTCTTAGACATCAAAGATTGACTATTAATTTTATTAACAGTATTAAACCTACATTCTACCATATCAGGAGCGTGCTGTAAACTTACCAAAGGATGCGAAGTTTTAACCAAATCAAAAGGAATTCTTACGTAAGCGTCGTTATCGAATTGTAATGCGTGAGCAAACTTGTCGAAACTGTTGAAAGAAGTTTTTGTTTTGTCTTTTTCAGGCCCACCATATTCGAAAACTCTAAGCAACGTAGAAGGTAACCCATAAGTAGACAATAAAGCTTTTATGTTTCTATCTGTACCTTTTGTTTTTAAAAGATAAGGAAGATTATTTAATATTCTTTTCCAATTTTCTGTAACTATATCTTCTGTAGTTATTGGATATTGTTGTTGTTGAGGCGTTGCATAAACATATTCTATAGAGCCACTAGAAGTACCACCAGTAGGATTTGCAATAGAAGCCGTAGCAGATCCATAGCTACCACTAGCATTGGTACCAAGCATATATTCCCAAATATCTGAAGCTTGAAACCCTTGAAAAGATTGCCAACCTAAAGAAGCTAAAGTGCTATGAATTAAATCTTTAGAAAGACCTTCGTATAAACTATTATCTCTGCTGTATATATTAGAAGAATGTTTAATGTAACTCCATACTTTATCAAAATGTTGTCCTGCCATATCTACAAATAAAAGATAATTTTCGTTGTTAGGATCGTTTACAATATGACCAGGAACTGTTTTCTTTAAATTGTTTCCGTTATCTAAATCGTATTTTGCAGCAAGAAGAGCTTGCGAAGTAAACCAAGCAGCTGAATTAGCTACTGTGTCTAAAGTATAAGGATATACAGCATTAGTTTTAGGCCAAGCTGAAGATGCTGAAGCGTTATATAAATATTTTTCATATCCATCGAAAGAAATAATCAATTCATTTAACTTAGCGTTATACTTTACAGTGTCGGTAATAACTACGCTTCCAGTTGTAGCATTGCTACTTATAGTAGTTATCTTAAGTTCATAATGCTCTATAAGTTGTTTTTTATATTTAAAATTTTCTAACCTTTCGTTAGCAGAACTGAAATGCACAAAGTTAGAATAATCAGAATAATCTATATTTAGTTCTGTAGCCGTACCATCTTTTTTTAATACTTTATTCAACAACAGATCAGCGCTAGAAAGATTATCACCTAGAATAGAATCCCATGTTTCATAATCAGAATCACCGGCTGTTATCTTGTTTATTTTAATATCCCAATCTGGTTTTTGAATAGGAAAACCTAAAGGAATAGGCTTAGGTTTAATAAGTCTAATTTCCTCGGTATGAGAAGTAACAACGGTTTTGTTAATCCACAGCTGTTGTTTTATTAATATCTCTTTAGGAAGTGGTTCATACAGCTTAAAAATAACGCTCCCACCTTTACCTACACCCCAATTAACAACAAGTATTGTTTCGTCATCACCTAAATTAAGTTGTAAATCTTGCCAATGTCCGTCAACAAACTTAGAAGTATCTTTAACAACTAGACTGTCTATAAGTTCTAATATATTTTTATCGCCTGAAGTAGTTTCTAATCTTACTTCTAAACGGGTCGCTGATATCTCTGCAATATATAATCCATCGTTTTTTTCGTAAGAACCTAATATATTTCTGTAAAAATTATATTTTACTAAAAACTTCCCTTCAGCAAATCCTAAACTTCTAACGTGTTTGTGTATATCAAGTTGAATACGAGGTTCTTCTTTAGCTTCACCATCTTTATCGAACTGGTCCATTTTCCAGTTATCAATATTATGGTTAGACGCTAGTAAGTTATCGTCACTATATACATGACATTCAACAACGTCTTGGTCAACTGTCCCGAAATTAGTGAATATCTTTTTAGATGGGATATTCAAAAATTCGTTTATTTTATATTGTTGTAATCTCTTCATCGTATATCGTTATCTCGTCTCCAACTTTTGTATATCTGTCACTTTCGCCTTTTTCTATATCGTCGATACTACCAAAATTTAAAGGCATATCGTTATCAAACTTGTGCTTTAACATAGCATATCCATTGCTGAATTTTATAACACCTTTGGAACTACTAAAATAAATATCGTGGCTACCAGGTAATCTCCAATAACCGAAATCTCTATCTTTAGTGCTTGTTTGACCTTTAAATTTTAAATTTAGTTTTATTCTACTCATTCTAGTAGCAGCTTCAGTTCCAGTACCAGCACCTTTATTTCCCATACCTCCTGCTGTCATTTCAACAAATTTATCGCCTACCTTTGTTTCTCTTACCCAAGCTTCCTTTTTTAAATTATATTTAGGAAGAAATCTTTCGTCCCAAATAAACTTTTTATCATAAGCAGGATTTGTATCTTGCCACTTTTTCTTACCGTTAGGAATCATTGTACCGTTTATATTCATCTCTACCGCAATTGCTCTACCTGTTCTATGAATAACAATATAAATAGTTTTAGTGTAAGAAGCTCCTTTGTCGTTTGTTATCTCACAAGTATATCTACCAGTATGATGTCTTTGACAATTTGTTACTCTAAGTACTCTTCCTAAGTGAACAATTTTGTTTTGAACACTTACGTCATAATTATTGGCACTAGATGTAAACTTCCAAGTATATTTAATATTAGCTCTGCTTTTGTTACCTTTGTCGTCTTTGTAATTATACGCATCAGCTACAAGACTAAAGGTTGTATTAGCTCTATTTGTAAAAACGTTTTTCTCACCTTCTGACTTAGCCATTGCTGTCAACTGTTGAATTTCAAGAACCGACCATTGACGAGAATATGCTAAACTTTTATAGTTATCTACTCTGATCATTCTTAATCCCTGCCATTCAAATTGATCTATCTTAGGAGTACCATACTTTAAGATGTTTTTCTTAATTTGTACCTTGACACTCTTAGGATCGACTAGTTCTTTTATCTCAACATCAACAAACTTTTTCATAGTTGTTTTTTCAAAAACAAGTCTAGCCGAAGCAAGCAATAAAGGTTCATTTCTTTTACCACCTTCTTTTGAAAGAATTACTTCGTTAATGCTTCTGTTGTTATCTTTTTCGTCAATAGGATAATCATAATCTTTTTGTAGCGAATAATCATCAACAACCAAATTGCTATCTATACCACTTAATAATCTTACAGCATCGCTTATAGGAACATCGACCTCTGGATCTTTGATAACTTCTACTACCTTAGGCTTAGGTGGTTCTGCTTCTACAACTTTCCTTGCTGCGATTATTGCTTCGAATTCAGGACCATAAGATCTATCTTCGTCTAAAACTACTTCACCTTTTTCTCGTTTATAAAGCAACATACCAATTGGTTTTTTAACAACAGGCTCTTTAACAACAACAACAGCAGCAGCAGCAGGTTTTTTCCTTCGCAACTTAGCAAACAACGCTTCTCTGTCCGCCTTGTTTAATCTGCCTCTTACTCGCCTTCTTCCTCTTCTTCTACGTGAATGTGACATTATCTAACTACTCTAAATGTTTCTTTAAGATTATAGTATGCTAAATCTGTTCCGCTACTATACTTTAATTGAACCGTGTAAAATCTTTCTTCAGATAAGCTATCAGAATAAAATTCAAAGAAATTACCTTTAGTGGCGTGACAAGATAATGCTGTATAAATAGAATCATGAGGTATTATAGCTTCGCCAGTTTTAGCATCTATTATAGCATAAGTAATTGTATTTTCAGGTGCATATAAAATACTTAGTTCTGCGCTTTTTATAGCGTGTGTTTTTGCAGGGTATCTTTGTCTACCTCTAACGCTTAATCTTATTTTAGATCCTTTAGTATATTCACCTCTATTAGATTTAATATAAAAGAAATTTTCGTCTGGTTCAGCCATACTTAAAGCAGATAAACTACCTGCATTCCATACTTTATCAACCCAACATATTTCCAACCTAGGTTGATATATGGTATGAGTTTTTTGACCAAAGAACTGAATACTACCGTAAGAAAATGCGTCTGTTTCTTGACTACCTGTGCGTTTAACCATAAATCCATCATTAGGATAATGTAAAAAACCATCTTCGCCTTGCGCGCTACTAGACCACGCTGTTAACGAACTACTTACATTTATTCTTAGATCTTTATCTTGATCGCTAAAGCTTTGTTCGCCTACTGAAGCACCAGAATGTGTTGTACCACCCAATGTACTCCAAAGTTGTGTCTTGTTTCTATATTTGTAAGAAACACCTACATTTGTTTTAGGAGAATGTCCTTCTCTACCTAGTCCCATATCCCAAGATTCAGATACTGCATTAACTACTAATATGTAATCAGCACCAACGTTTTTCTCTTCTGTAACATACATGTTTAAATAAGCATTGTTCCAACTACCGCTTATCTTTGTCCAATCTATATCGAATTTTAAAACTGTTCTAGAATTATAAGTTATAGGAGATACTGATGATGACGATATTTTTTCTACTGTCAATACCTCGTCTATACCAGTATTCATTTCTGGATATTTTTCGCTTAATGTAGCGTCCTTAGTTGTAAATATACTATATATCATAATTAATATCCCACCACTCTACCTTTAATATCTTTGTCAGGATATTTAACTTCAAAAATAGATACATCCATAGAAGGATATATTACTCCGTTTTTGGTTGCGCTATCTATATCGTAAATATTACCAGAATAATTGTTGGTTATATTGAATAGATTTGTAATTTTTAATTCTTTTACCGTTTGAACACCCTCGACTTTATCTAATTGTGTCATTATTTGAGATATAACTATAGGTTCTTGAAGAGCCCAATTGTCTATATCAAATATTTTTTTAAGAGTATCTATACACGATAACAATAAAGCTTTGCTATTATATCCAGGTCTAGGAACAACGCTAAAATCTATACCTATATTAATAACATAAGCGTCTCTAATGTTAACTGCATCTGTAAGTAATCTATATTGTGACAAGTAAGTTTGTAAATTATCTTTGCCTAACGATGTTAAACCTATACATTGTTTATTTTCGTTGTAACCTAACGTATACATGTTAATTGCTAATTGATTTCCTAAATCGTCGTTATCTATGTATACCTTAGCAATAGAACCAAAGTTAGCTGGCATTGCATAAACTCTTGCCAAATAATCTTCTTTTGTAACTGCTCTATTTTGAGTTGCAAAATGCGCTAAAGCATTATATTTAATTTCGTCTACTGTTTCGCCTGAACGACCACCACTAGCAGGTTCTAAATTTATTACAGCCAAAGAGTTTTCTACAACTGTAGCTTGGACAGCACTTAAGTCGTCTTTATCAAACCAAGCTGTAGAATTTATAATTGTGGATATTTTTCTACTTCCAACATTAGAAGCCAATCCTCCACCTGCAATATATTTTATAGTTAAAGTTGTATCTCTAGGTGCTAAACCGTAAGCTCTTGTAAATAAAGTATTAGCAGGATCAAACGCTTTGTCTATATTTATTCCTCCGTTTATATGGCTATTTCCAGTATTACCATAAGGTAAACTAACACCCATGTTAGAAGTACTAGGAATTATTACTTCATCAGGTTTAGAACTTACTCCTGCACCAAACCATAATGAAGTTGTATTGTCAGAATTAACATGAGTAGTAAATCTTTTAGAAGTTCTTCTCATAGTCATTATATAAGGAACCTTGCCTCTTTCTGCAGACATATCAGGATCGTTAGCAAATGAATTTTCAACAGATTCAAATATATTATCTTGAGCTAAGTAGGGAACTTCGTACCATTTGTTATTATCAGCATCCAATACTTCCGTAATTTGTATAACGTTTTTGTCGTCTATTTTAACTTTGTCGAATTTAACAGGAGTTGAATCGAATACAACTTCTTTAGTTTTAACTTCGCCTGCCAAACAATCTACTGTTTTCATTAAAAGAAAATATGTTGCCACACCACTACCATCTGTTTGATATATAGTTGTTTCTCTAGGACTAGTTATACTGTCTGCTCCAAAATCAACACTACCTTGTGTTAAAAATCTAACACCGTCATCAGATTCGACTTCCATACCTTCCATAACCTTCATAGTGAATGCCATATTAGGTTCGCCATCATTATCAGCAGGAACTATTTGATAAACGTTAAGTCTTACAACTGCAGGAATACTTGGCTTAGTCTTATAGCCTAAAGTTCTTGCTATATCTATTACGTTTACACGTTCTTCTGCATGTAGCAAAAGATTTTCCTTCATTTGGTTGTCTACGTAATAGGATAATACGTCACCCACATACGAAGCCATCTCTATAAACATCATACCCGGCGAGGCTTCGTTAAAATCGTTGTATATATCAGGAAAATAATTCTTAGCATACCCAATAAGATCCCCTCTAAAATCAGAGAAATCTTTATTAAGATATTTTATTTCCTTTGTTTGTTTTTTATTTAAGTTAAATTCGTTTGTAGCCATTACATGTTCCCAACAGTTAGATTCATAGTTTGCATATCAATTTTATTACCGAGTAAACTAAATATTATATTCATAGATAACGTTTGAGGATCGCCTCCAACTCTACCGAATTCTACATCGTTTATAGTAATATAAGGCAACCATAGTTTTACTTGATCTATGATAACTTTTCTTAATTGCACTTTAATTTGTTTTAATTCAAAATCGAAAAGCATTTTCCAAACATCGCAACCAAAATTAGGATGCATAACTCTTTCGCCTTTATTTGTAAGAACAAGATTTTGCAGGTTAGACCTCGCTTGATCTAAAGTTGTATAAGAAGATCTAAAGTCTGATTGAGAAACAATAGGTTTTTTAACGTTACTAGGTTCTGCGCCTGCAATACCTCCTGTTTCATACTTGGTTAAACCTCCTGATGCTCCATCGTTAGAAAGAGGAAGCGTTAATCCTAATGCTACATCGCCTTGAAAAGTACCACCTAATACAGCTAACTTTCCACTTGCGTCGAAATCAAAAGGATTATATCTATATTCTTGACGTTTTTTCATTTCTAAAATCTTTTAACTAGTGCTGAATAATCTCTCGATAATGCCTTATTCAAAGCAGGATCTAATCTACTAGTATCAACAGGTCTATTGTTTATATCTGTTTGCGGAGCTGCTCCACCTTGCATACCTGCAAATTTAGCTCTAAGCGAATTAGGATCTATTTCAGGATAAGCATCAAACTCACCTTGTTTATTTTCTATTTTTGTTTGATTTAAAGCTTCGTTAAGAGATAAACCCTTAGGAGCAGCAGCTTTACTTTCTAATAAAGTCATTGCCGAATTAAGTTCTTCTTTAATTACGGATTTTACTTCTTTTCGTACAACTTCTCTGATAATTTTTACCAAATCTTTTTTTGTCATTGTTTATTCTCGTATAGTTTATATGATATAAATATCTTGTTGGATCATTAAGCCCACGGCATTGGCGTAAAAGGAGTAGGTACCATTATAGCTATTCCAGTAGGAAACCAACCTGCAAGCACTCCGCCAAGTGCATTAGCATAATCCATGAAAGCTCCAGGAGGATCAACAGGTAAAAGTACAGAACTAATCATAGGAGGTCCAGCAGGCGGAACTCCAGCAAAAGAAGGTAACATACCTCCAGCCATAATACCGGCGTATGTAACCATTGCATTTTGCAATGTCATAGTCGTAGAATCGCTTTTATGAGAAACAGACAATAACGCGCTTTTCATAGCAGATTTTGCTGCATCGTGAGTTGTTGATGGAGGAATAACGGCTACTGCTCCAGCGTTGAATGCGTCACTCCAACCTGTAGCAAACTGATCCGGTGATACATTAGGATCTGCATCTGCGTCTGCAATAGCACCTTCTCCAAAGTTCTCGTCTAATTTCGATGTAAAAGCAGGTACTAAAAAAGGCATATTATTGTTTCATAGTTTCTAATTGACCTTTTAGCTGCTCATATATAGGCGCTTGTAAAGGAGGACCTGAAGGTCCAGCAGGAGTTGGATGTGTCTCCATAGCTAATTGAGTTAATAATTCTAAGAGTAAATCGGCAATTGCAGAAATGTTTATTTTCCAAGTAGCAGTAGATAAACTTATTTCTTTTTTAGCAGATATTAAAACGCTATCGTTTCTAGCGTTAAAAATTAATCTATCGCTGTTTATTATAATTTGAGGAGAACCTTCAAAAGCATTAGGAGCTTCGAGAGGCGGAGCAGGTCCACTAGGCATTGCAACAGATTCAGGCGATTCAGGATTTGCTAATTCAAAATCTATTTTTTGAGTAGATGTCATAAGAATAGTCGAAGCGTCCTCTAATATATCTGTTACATTAGCATCTTCCCCGTCATCAACATATCCATTCACTAATATTGTCAAGGGATCTCCGTCGGTAGAACCAACAGACCAATAGTTACCGGGTTTGCTTGAAGCAGCAGTAGAAGTAAATCTTAAACCAGATTCCCATCTGCTTTGTATTATAGTATCGCCTTCTAACGGCTGCATTTTCTTTATGGCCTTTTCAACAAACGTATCACCTACTTCGTCGTTGGCTTCTACGTCTTCGTATAGTGCTGAATTTGGTTGTAGATGATTATTAATATCACCATCGCAATTTATAACAGAAATCCAATAATAAGAAAAACCACTTACACCAGATTGGTTAGCAGCGCTTGATCCTTTTATAGCAACAACGTGTTCTCCTTTAAGTGGCAATGTTTGAACGTTCATATTGAGTGGCGCTATCCATTCTGTAGGATAGTTACCTTTAGATTTACCTCCTAATCTTTTAATGCCTACCCAACCTATATAACTACCTTCTATTTGTAAAGCCTCGTATTGAGGGTGATCAGCAGTCATAGCAACTTCTACAACTTCTCCGAATATAACCGAAGGTGGTTCTTGACTACCTCCTCCTCCTGTTCCTCCAACATTTCTACCCATTATCTATCTAGCTCCATTTCTTGTACAGACGATAACAATTGTTTCTTTTCTTCTTCGCTCAATAAAACACCAGTACCATCGCCCACTGCTTTCGCAGCCGATATACCTCTTTGCACTATTGCAGCTAATTTAATTAGATGATCGTCGTTCTTTACAGCTACATCTAAGTATTCTTTTATAATAGGCACTATGATAGTTGCATCACCAATACTTTTAATCATAGGTTGTAATTGCATTATTAACTCATTTATCTGTCCTTCTTTATTTTTAGAATTTGTATAAATGTCTTGCATTAATCCTGAGAATGTTTTACCTTTAAATATTTCTTCGTTTTCTTCCATAGTTTTATCTCTCCATTTTACTATAAATATACAAAAAACAAAAAGAGCCAGGGTAATTAAACCCTAGCTCCTTTATCTACAACCGTTATGTATTATGTATTACTTCTTTACGAAGAAAGACATAACAATAATTAATACTACTAAACCTGTAAATCCACCTGTACCGATTGCATTAACTAAACTAGTTAATCCTGCAATTGCATCAAGTCCGAATACAGTTCCGCCAGTTAAGACAGTCCATAAGATAGTTACTGGTAATACGGCCATCAAAAGACCTAATATACCACCTAAAAATCCTGTTGCGTATTTGAAAATATTATCCATTTTTAAATTCTCTTTAATTTATTAAATGATTGTGCGACAAAATTGTCGATTGGGGTGTTGAGAGCTCAGTTATTTATTTTAAATAACGTTTTCTAGAAACGGTAGCTTAGTCCTAAATTAAAGCTTCCTTCTCTTTCTCCATTATCATCAGC